GCGGTTGTCGCTGGCTTCATTTGCTCGTTGTAGGCATCCCAGACCTGATCGTCGGTCAGCCCGTCGGTTTTAACGCCTGCGGCATTGAGCGCGGCGATCATCTTTTCTTTCATCGGGTTTAGTTCCTTATTTGTGGTTTTTACTTCTTCGTACTCGGTTGGTTTGCGCACGACTTCTACGGGGTCACCGACGAGAGCCACCTGCTCGTCTGAGATGAGATACTTTTGCTGATAGGATTTGCTGCCTTCGTGGAATACGAACTTGTCAGTCCAAATTGCATGTATCCAGCGGCGCGTTTCAGACGTCGAGTTCTGGTTAATCAATTCATACAGGCGGCTACTGATGTCATCGAAAGAGAGGTCTGAGTTCGCAAACAGGTGAAACTTGATGTTATCTACCAGATTTGAGCCGCGATAATCAGCCGCTTCTGACAGATTCACTTGTTCAATATCAACGTCTTGCTTTTCGTTGCTCGCGTTAACGAAGATCCCCACGCCATCATCCGGCGTCGCAGCGCCCTGCTCATCAAGCAAGATAGCTACATGATCGAATAGCATGTTGCGCGCTACCCACGTGTACTTCTTGCCTTTTGACTTGCCGCTATTTTTTTCACGCTGTAGCAACAGGCCTGTAGATACGTGAATAGGCTTGGCGTCAGAATTGGCCGCCAAATCATCAAGGCGCTCTAGCACCCGCTTTCCGTTATCGGTAGCCGATGCGAAACGCTTGTTAATGAACATATCCATGACGACGCGATCGCCGTCTTTGCGGACATTCTCAGCCCATGCACCTACGTGGAATTTGTTTACCGCTCGCGGGTTATTAGCACTGACGTACTCGCCGCCAATTTTTGGATGGCCCAAAGGCATTTGATTGCCTTCGAGTGTCTTAAAGCTTTTGTTAATTTCCTCAGCCGGATACAACCCGCCATTCATCACAACATCGTCAACGACAGGCACAACGCCGCGAATGACGATATGCTCGTCACCGTCGATGGTTTCAGTTGAGATATTTGCGGAGTTGATAGCGAGGGATTTAACGTGGATGCTGGATAGCTTCACGCTGAGTCCTCTGTTGGATTATTTCTCTGTCATCACCTGAATTAGGTAATTTGCACACGCTTCTCCGTCAGTGGAGTCGCTATCCTGATAGGCTTCTGGATTGTGCTTATAATCGTCGCACCACTTAACAAAAGCGGCTCTGATTTGCGATTCAGTAAACAGGCGACCGTGGGTGATACCTCTCGGTGCTTCACTGGGAACGTGCGTGGTCATGTTTCGTCCCCATTGGTGGATTTCAGGCAATAAAAAAGGCCGCCTAAGCGACCTGTGACTTGAATTAAGCATCTACATAAATTTAAGTTCTTTTTCGGCATCCAAAACAATGGCATCAATGATAGCTTCTGTTGCAGCTATCATATCGCTGTACACCGCTTCTTCTGGGTATCTTTCAACACCAATGCTGTGTTCTACCAAATCCTGTTTTTCAAAGAAACTGTATAGGAGTTTCCTGGTATTTTTACTCGACGAGATTGGAGCCAGAGAGTAAGAGCGCTGAAGCTTCCTATTTAGTTCGTTAAACTTCTTCCAGTCCAAACTCCACTTAGGCGCCTTATCATTCTTTCCGGCGTTATTGATGATGTCGTAATAATATAATGCCTGCCCATAAAATGATTTTACCTCAATCAAATCATCTATTAACTGGTTGTATGCTGAGTGCTTCTTTTCCCACCATTTTTCTTTGTAGAACCGCCGTAATGCTAAATATGCGGTAAAGCCTGCCGCTGCCACACCAGTGATAATCGGTACAACCAAAGATAAAAAAAATGAACCAACTTCTGCAGCTGTCACGCCTTCCATCACTCACCTGTAATGATTTGATTGATGAGCAAGATGATATCATCCTGATAGCGCTTTCCAACTTTTCCGCTCTGCGGCCAACTTATCGACCAATCCCTCATTAAATACACTGCCGTCGTCGTTGACTAGCACCGGTATCTGAGAGCAATAGCAGTTATAGCGGTTGCCGCCTTCGGCATAGAACGCCCTCACCTCTTCCGTTGTGTAGGTTCGTCCATGCCGTGAGGCATGCCAGCTTCGCGTAGTGGCCTTTAGTGCAGATAACCAAAGCAGTTTGGTTTTCAGTCCCAACCTATCAGCGGCGAAATCAGTTTCCATCCACTGAGCTTCACGCAGCGCACCGACCTGCTCAGTTTGAGCAATGGTCTTGGCCTTACCCATCGACACATCCAGCCGCTTACTGATTATCCTTGCAGTGTCGCGAGGGTTAACACCTCGTCCGATCGCATCGGAAATCACATTTGCTAAGTCGGCACGCGCAGCATCACTAATGCCTTTCCAATCGCTATACGTTGATACATACGCCGCGGCCACCTGATTCTGATAAGCAGGAGACGACAGGAGCGCCTGCATAGTGGTTTGCTGTGCGTAGACTTGAGATTGTGCAGATAGGTTGGTGTAGGCGCTCTGTGTACCTCGTTCAAACTCAGTAGCTACGTAATCCAGAGCCCAAAGGTTGTTGCTCCCACCTTCTAGCAGGTAGTCATCAAGAATTAGCTGCATCCGCTCCAGTAGGTCAGCGAGTTGCTGAGCCGTCATGTCGTAGATGTAGGTACCTGCGTTTACTTGATATAGCGTGTCAGGCTGGCTTTCGTTGGTGCAGAGAATAAATCCCTGCTCACCGTTGGTTTCCCGCTCCCTACCAGTGAGTCGCTCGTCGAATAGCCGCTTTAACGCGACCTTAATGTCGTAGTAGCGCTGCTCAATGTCGCGGTACATCTTGTTTACTGCTCGGTAGGATTGGGTCGGATCAGACTTGTTGCGAGGTATCACCGGATTTGGCGGTCGTTGTGTTGCCATCTTCCTCACCTGTTAGCGGGTCTATCTGGCTCTTCGCTGACTCATCGGCACCACTAGGCTCATCTGATACCTTGATTGGGTCGAGCTCACCAACGGCACGAACTTCATTCTCAGTCACTGCTGGAGTGCCGAAAGCGCTTCGTGTTTTATCTGCCACGTCAGCCATCGCCTTCATGTTCTCAATTTTGTCCTTTTCGCTAGGAGCAAGCTTGTCAGACCATACCAAAGTAACTTCGCCACCTTTCGGCGGGTCGATTACTCCAATCGCCCATAGGCGCTCGATGAGATTGGTAACGTACTGCGTCTGGAATCCCCAGCGGCGACCATTGCACCGGTTAGCCCAGTCCTCTTTGTCTTCGCTGGATGCGAGGCGACCTGTCTGCTGTCCAAATAAGATAGTGAACGGACAACGGATGGAGGCGGAAAACTCGTTCGCGGTAACTGTCCATGTCGCCGTTGGGTCGCCCGGAGTCACTGCGAGCACGTTCATCTTGCCAGCTTGCATTACGGCTGCTGAGTCAGTACCACGGTTGAGCTTGTTAACCTTATCGCTCATCGCCTCGCCGAGGTCTTTGTATCCAGCGTCTTTTGCTAGCTTTGAGATGTGTTCCATCTCGGTAGCAGCATCAAACTCAATACTTATCTGACGACTGGCGTTCTTCAGGAACCCTTCTGCGCTGCCGCCGGAAGTCTTCTCTAGGTCGAGAAGCTTGTTATATCCAGCTTTAAGCAGTGGAACGCCTGATAGGATGTTGTCGTCCTCTGAACCTTCACAGAGGATGATGACGCGATCTGGATGAATTCGCAGAGACTTAACCGGCCCTTGAATCTCATCACTACCAATTGGCCGCTCATCGAAGTTGTACATCTTCGGCTTGCCGTAGTTCGGTGATCTCGGGTCGCTATCCCATTCTGATACTGTGAGTTGCTTCTCCCATACTGGGATTAGGTTTTTCAGTGCGCCATCTTTCGTCTTTTTGACTTCAGATACGTCTACCGGCTCATTCCAGTCTTTATTGTCACTGACCTGAATGATTAACGCTGAGTAGTGGCCTACCAAGTTCCGGCGATCGGCGTCTTTAATCTTTGCCCAGTAGCGTTTTAGCAGTTTAGTTACCTGCTTCTCCCACGCCGTATCAACCTTGTTCTCGTTACGAGGCTCACCTTCAACGATCGTTGGGTTATCTGACCAACAATCATCAAGAGTGCGGTGTACTGCTGCATGCGCAACGGCGTTGCGGTCGTATGCGCTGTAGTAGTCTCGGAAAGTTGGGTTTCTCGGGTAGCCAAACTCTTCCCAGATATTCGTTCGCTTTGTATTTCCGCTCATACCGCCTGTGGCGTAGAGCATTCGATTCCTCACCGTCTCAGTGATGGAATTTACGAGCATTTCAAACTCGTCTTTGTTTTCGCTCACTGAGCACTCCTTAGAAGAAGAAGGAACCGACTTTCTTATGGTTGTTCTTCGCTACTGCGAAATAACGGAATCCGTCGGAACCGTGTGATGTGAAGTCATGAAGTGGTTTATCTTTCCAGCATCCGCGCTTGTCATCCCATTCTTTGCGGTAACCTTCCAGATGAGATATGCCCTCAGAGCACTTATCTTCATCGAAAACGCATCGCGGTAGGATTTCACGGACTGACTCAATGCCGGTATCAACACCAACCTTTGGCACGACTTTGAATGTCATCGTGTACATCTGACCATCAATCTCATAGCCCTCTCTGGCCAACTCGCGGCGAGACTTCGCGTCAGAACCAAACTCACGGTTATCAATGTCATGCGGGCCCCAGTGTTCGCCGTACTCGTAGCCTTTGTCCTTCAATACCTTCATGTAGTGCCTCAGACCTTCACCAGAGTTCTCGTAGTAGTCGATGACATGAAACTCCTCACCAACTTCGCGCACGAACCAGATAGCCGTGGAGTCGCCCACACCGATATCCCAGAACGTGTGAACCGGTAGGTGTGAGTTGTCTGGTAGCTTGCCGATCCGTCCATTCTCATACAGCCAGCGGAATTGTTTGGCGTAATACGCGCCTTCAACTGACTGTTGGAATGCCTCAGAGGGTATCGAAGGATATTCACGCTTCATGTCGTCGCCGAGCGTTTTCTCTTTCGCGAGATACCACGCTTTCTGGCGCTCATTCAGCGCTATTCCGTACTTACCCTGTAGCTCAGCAAAGTATTCGCAGAGCCGTTCTGGTAGCTGCTCTACTGGGTCGATGGCATAGAGTGGATTCTTCCACCATGAGAAGAAGAAGAATTTCCAGTCGAGGTTAGATAATGCTTTCTTCTGTATCGCCGCTTTCTCTGCCGTTTGACAGTAGTCAAAGAAGTAGCCAGCGCGCCCCTCGGCGGTGCTCTCGATTGTCGTGAAGCAATCTGTGGAGACCGCTTCAAACGCGCCAGTGACAATCTCACGGGCTTTGTCTGGATACTTAGCGCATATCTTCCCGAACTCGGAAACGTGTAGGTAGCGCAGTGTGCCGCCACGAAACGATGTGCTTACGTAGAGTGATCCGCCCTTTCTGAATACCAGCTCGCCGGCAGCATCATTGCTTGCGGGATTGGCCGTCTTTATCTCATCGGGCAACCGGTCATATGCATATTTAACCTTCTCTCTAAACAGGCGCTTGGCGTCATTCAGAGTGTGGGCAATCAACGCGCACTTGGCTGACTCGAACAACGCCGCATCCAACTGAATGATGCATACCTCAGTCGTGAAACCAAGCTGTCGAGCCTTCAGGATGATGTTGCGAGTGTGGATACCTTCGAAGTATTCGAGCTGCTCCGGCGTCATCTTGAAACGTACTGGCTTGCCTTCTTTATCGGTTATCCAATAGAGGTTGTTCAGTCGCCAGTGTTTATTGGATAGCAGTTTTATATGCTCAGGTTTCATTACGCCCCCTGAGACAGATCGTCCATTAGGTCAGATAGTTTCTTCACGGTGCTGTCGCCCTGCTCGTCGTCAATGTTGTACGCCTGACGCTCAAGGCCGATGAGATTCTTCAATGTTTCGCTGAGAGCTTTAGCTGCTTTAACTCGTTCAGGCATACCGATGATTGAGTGATAAATCTCGCTGAGCTTATCCTTCCCATTTTCATCTGGGTTAATCATCAACTCGCCGAGCTTACGCAGTGATGCAACATCAGCACATTCAGCGCCAAGCTCATCAAAGAGAGTGTTGGTGATGTCTCTGGCTTTTTTGATATCGCCACGGTGAGCCATTCGAACGTTGGCAATGACCTCGGCATTGGCCTCAATAAGTATCCGTTCATTGGTAGCCGTTTCAATGGATACCTGTCTGGATACCTCACGTTTGGATACCAGCGCATCGGCCTTTGCTTTTATCTTTGCCTTGAGGTCTCGCTCCCATCCATCACGCTTTGCTCGCTTGTTTATAGCGCCGTGAGTAATGCCATGCTGCGATGCTATTTCTCGGATGGACATCAAGCCAGCTCGGTACGCCGATTCGATGGCCTCCCAATCTGGTTTGGTCATTCGTTATTCCTCTTGAATATATTTTGGCTAATCTCAAATTATCTATGCTTGAATTTATGGATATTGTCCCAATATCTATCGAGGCAAACTGCCGTTTAAAATAAGGATATAGATAATGACTACCGCTACACAGCAAAGAAAACCAGCCTATAAGATTGGCGACCAAGTTGTCATAAAGTCAGGCGGACCGACAATGACGGTTGAAAAGCCGGTTTATAATCTTGATCGCGCGTTTGTTGGCACTTATAAATGCCAGTGGTTTGCAGGTAAAAAATTAGATTTTGGAACGTTTCCCGAGGCCTCTTTAGATCCTTACACCCCAAAGTCGTAAACCCGAACCTTCAAATGCTATCTGTAAAAGATATATCCCTATGGATGCTGGACTCATTACAAAAGCACGGATGCTTATATCAGCAGGATGTTGTTGATTACCTTGTCAAAGAAGGCAATGAGCAGCACCTAAAAGAGAATGCAGATGGTAACCAAGCCCTATCTACGAAGATTATTAATAAATTCAGAGTTGATAGCGGTGAAGATGTTGTTTGGGTTAAACCTGATAAATACTGGCGTTACCGCGTAGCAGAAGACGAGGATGGTCGCGAAGCTCGTGGTTAGTATTAAAAGCCATCGTTATGGTGGCCTTGTTTCGCATTATCTATCCCACCCGTAAATGGGCTATGAAAGACCAATAAAAAGACCGCCCGTAGGCGGCCTAAAGATTAGTCATTCTTTTCAGAATTTTTGATTCTTTTTTCGATATTAACATTTTCGGCATCAGTTTTACTAAAGCTCGCCTCTACCTGCTCTTCGTAGTCCGGTATAAATTCCAGACCATCATCGTCGTATTTGTCTGACATACAGCCCCCTTTTTGGAAGCTTTAATTTATCATTATCTGCCAAGCTCGCAAGTGGTTCATGGCAAAGGCTTTACTTTGTCGAGATTTTTAATTGCACGAATCTGATTGCTGCAGTCTTCCAGCGCTCCCTGCATCAGTAAGTTGAGTACTACACTGTCTGCGTAGGCCATCTCATCAGGGATGTCTGGAATTCGGCAGTCAGCCAGCAGGCTTTCCGGCAATGGCAGGCTTGTAAGCGTCGGTCTGGTTCTTGCCTTTGATGATGGCGAGGGAGAATTTTTGTTGCAGCGGAGTCAGCGCATCGAAAAGTTGCTGCTGCTCGGCCGTGAGCTTTTTCGATGCCATAATGTCTCCACACAATATTGTCTAATTGATATAAAAGATGCTCATCTATATATTTACCCAGACAAGCACAACAACGCTAAAGGATAGAAAATGATTGGTGATGATAAAGGCGTAAAGGGCTCGGACCCCACCTGCGGTATTTCAATTTGTAGAGGTGATTCAAACACTTTCTATGGTGTCGAAATTTCTGGGTTTGAACGAGGCATAGTCATCGGTGAAGGCAACAACAACACCTTCACTGACATCCAGATACTAAGCGCAAGAGCTCTAGAAATCACGAAGGCCATTGAAGTTGAAATTTCTCAAATGGCGCTAAACGAGCAATTAAAAAAAGAAGTTCATGTTTCTTTAGAAGCGATAAAACAGTCTAAAGATAGAGATAGCGCCTTGGCTAGATACACTAATTTCATGTCATCTCTTTCAGATCACGTAACAGTTCTCACTCCAATCATGCCGCTGCTTCTTCAGCTAGGAGCACAACTCTGATATAAGCCTTGTTTCATTCTAAACACTGGCTGTGAACATATTCCTGCAACCCGGTCAGTTGCTTTGTAATGCTTTCGATTCGCTCTCTGAGGGTGAAATAATCCCGTTGAGCGGCGTCAGTAAGTCGGGGGCTGGCTGCATCATCCATGCTGGCGGTTCCGGTGGTTTTACGCATGTCGTTGCAGGTTGCGGCGACGCGCATCCGTTTAGCACCAGAATCGACATCCCGACGCAGATCGCTAATGGTTTTTTGCGCATCGTCTAATTCCTTCGTGTATTTAGCATCTAACTTCGCAACATCGCGCTGTCGAATTGTCATATCAGTGATGGTGGCATTAGCCGTATTCAGCTCATAAACTTTATCGTCACGCTGTTTTTTATATTCAGTTGCGTTTGAGTGATAGCGATCGGTTAGAAATGCTAGAACGGCGATGATAATGATGAATATAAGTGTCAGGTTAATCTTGCTCATTCATCCAATCCCCAACACGCCAGCGAACTTTCCTGATCACGCCTCTCCACTTGACCATAACAGCCATTCCTCTGGCCTTTGGTCAGTCGGCAGTCACGGCCACCATCTTTAATCCACCAACGGATTGCCTCACAAGCACCTTTCCGATCGCCTGAATTAAGTCGCTTATAGAACGTTGAAGGGAAACATTTACCGGGGCCAATGTTGTAAGGGCAGAATGATGCAATGCCTGCTTTCTGCGGTTCGGTAAGGGGGACGTGAATGTTTCGCTCCACCCAAGCTAATGCCTTGTCGCGTTCTATGGCGTTTACTTGGTTGCATTTGGCCTGCCTTAACTTCATTCCCTGAACGACTGGCTTACCATCAACCATCGTTGCACCACGGCATATCGTCCAGATGCCACCGCCATCTCGGTACGCTGTTAGGCTGCTTCCTTCTTTCTCATTCAGAAACTGATCAAGCAATACCGGAGCCGATGCACCTGATACGATGAGGGTAATCATTGCCGCGCTTAATTTATTTCTGAGCGTTGGAGCCAATCCCATTAAGTCTGTCCTCCCGCTCTTTGCGTCGGTAATACCAGTTAACGCCGCAGGTAATGACTGTGCATGCTATACCGACAATGATCGCCCAGTCGCTTAGGCTGAGCCCTGCCATTTTGTCGGCCAACATCCACGATACCTCTTTTGTTGTTTCGGCATATGCCTTTGCAGAGACACCGCAGCCAGTCAGCGCCGTGCCTGTGACATATGAAAGCCTGCTATAAATTGTGCTCATTCTAGTCATAGCCTCACCTCCCATGTGGGGTTAGGTGCTGTGTTTTTAAGTGGTAATTGGCTAGCCTCTTATTTAAAATATCAGGATATATATTTATGGATATTTATATGAAATTTAAAGCTGCTAGTTTAAGTTTTTTACTTCTCACATTTAGTGCCTTTTCTTATGCGCACTATGAGGCAGGAGACTGTATTACCCCAACAGAGACCGGCTACAGTTGGTTTGGACATGTAGCCAAGGTTATCGCCTTCTCTGAGATAGATGGATATGTAGGAAAGAATTACATATTGCACTTTCCAAAATATAAGTCTGGCGACGTTATATTTACTACTGAAATAGAGATAAAAACCAAGAAAATACCCAATTACTACTGCAATAATTCGTAATTAAATTACCGTTATTGTTTATCTTAAAGGAATAAAGATGGGTTGGATTTTGTTTCGCAACTTGTCGTTATCATCTCTAAAAAAATGCACTTTACTCCCCAAAAAAGTGATTTATGGTAGCAATGATGGATTGTGACTTAGCCAAATCAATAAAGCACTTATGTTTGCAGCCCATCAGATGGCATGATTAAAGTAAAAAGCCCCGCACGATGGCGAGGCTTGAAATTGGGATTGTGGTGACCGGTGCTGACTGTCCGGCATAACTACCGTTTCAATGAGTAGCTGTTTCACGCGCATCAGCCTGCGCATTCACCACAACTGTCATGAGCACTGCCAAGCACCACATCGTTGAGCCTTGGAGGTTATCGAATCAATACTCATGCAGTTGTGCAGCACACCAAACGCTCCGGTTTACCCTTCTTCGCTGAGTGATGTGCTGAATAGGAAAAGTGCCGAAGCATGCTTAAGACACACTATCGACACCTTACCCTTTAATGATTGCTCATTTGTTCAATGATGTCAACACGATTATGCTACTTTTCGAACTTTAGCTACACGTTTGCGATTTTTAAACGCATCTTGCAGCGGTTGATATAGCATAAACAGTGATGCATCGAGAACGTCATTCACCTCTCTGCGACAAGTTGATAGCGATGGTCGGCGCATCCGATTTCCACCACGAGTTGGGGTTTTGCGAGGAATTGCACTCTTGTGCATGTAGACTGCAATTGAGTAGCGAGATGAACCGTGTGAGTAGTAACTAAGCAGGATACCGAAAGCCCTTTTATCGATGTACATGACGGAATCTACGACCTGAGAAATCAATTTTCCGTCATCATCATTGCACATTGGGCGTGTCGGTGCTCCGCTTGGCTCTACTGTCGCCATGTATTGAGCTATAACGCTGCTCATGCGCTTCTCTAATCGCCCCGAGTAAACCCATGATCCCCACAGCTCCAGCCAGCCATTAATCCAATCATGCTGCTCTTTGGTGAGTTCCAACTGCCTTATGTTCATCGCTTACCCCACCTATTTTTCCCACTATCACCGCGTGATGTCATGAATACGCCATTCACTATTGCGTGGTGCGCGGCTTCTTTGTCGTTGATGTATTTGGATATGGTTTCTCTGTTGATGTGTAGGCGTCGTGCTAGCTCGCTCTGATTGCCGTATGTATCGACTAGCATGTCGGGTATGGTTCGGATGTCAGCATTCATGCAGCCTCCTGGTTTAACGCCTTACGTTTCTCTTTGTACTCGTCTCTTATGCTCTCAAAGTCCTTTCGTGTGTAATGACGAGCCTCATGCGGCCCCATAAGCCTGTTGAACCGCTCAGTGCCAATTTTCACAATGAGATTGGGCTGGTATCCGGCTATGTTTCCCGAGAGGTGGTTATTACAGGGGGCGCACTGTTTGTGGCAATTGTCCTCATCGAACCTCAATTCTGGATTAGCACCAACAGTGCGAAAGTGTCCGGCGTGGTATTGCCCATTATGAAAACGCCCACAACTGATACATGGCTCTTCTGAGTCACGTTCTCGGATGTAAGCGTTGAATTCGGTCTGGGCTTGTTTTGCGAAGTAACTGAGGGGTTTGACTGATAACTTTCGGATTTTAAGTTTGTCTTTCTTTTTCTTCTGCTCTTGTCGTCGCTTGGTTTCTAATGCCTTTATCGCCTTTTCTCTATTCTTTAGGTTAAGTCTGACGCCTAACTCTGCCCCATGTTCAGGACAGCACCATCGTTCATTTTGGAAGCGTGGGATGAACCACTCTCGGCAGATTGCACACTTACGTCGGTGACTTTTTATCATTGATTACCCTTAGATAATTTGATGCTATATTGGGAATAAATCCCATGTAGTTATTAATTGATAAGGAATAATTGATGTACAAAACAATCCTCGTTCCAATTGATCTTGATGAAGACACATTGATTTCTCTGGCCGCGAAGCATGTTGAGGATTTAGCAGAACAGAATGATGCTCGTATCCATTTTGTTTCAGTAATTCCGTCTTATCAGTACGCTGCAACGTTGAGTTTTGCATTTACAATGGATGCTCTTGATGAGAGCAAAGTGAAAGATATCGCTTTAACAACACTCAAAGGAATTGTGAGTAAATTCAATATTTCTGAAGACAGAATTGAACACCATATTATTTCTGGCGGAACGCCAAAAGATCAGATTCTTAAGCTTGCAGAGAATCTTAATGCAGACTTGATTATCATTGGATCCAATCGTCCTAGTATTGCCACGTACCTCATTGGGTCTAATGCTGCTGCCATAGTGCGGCATGCAAAGTGTTCAGTACTCGTAGCTCGCTAGTTAATGGCCCGCTTCATTCAGCGGGCATTTCATATCCACATCTGTAACTCCAATACCCGACTAACAGTGCTATCAATTGAGTAAAATCTCTCCTTATCTAGAAGAAGCTCTGTAGTTGACTGAGGATATTTTCGTCTCTCGTTCCGGCGAAAATATGTTTGATGGCTGCGTTAATCATTGCGTTGTAGCAACGTTCGAACTCATCCGCTTCCATGTTCGCGTATGCCAAGCTCTTAGCTTCAGTTCGTATCTCACCGTTTAGCCGTACCGTCTGCTCGTAAAAACCTGCGAGTATCGTTAAGTCTTTTCGGAACCGGTCAAACTGGCTGTGCTCATCCATATGCTCAAGCCCTGCCTTGTTTGCACACCAGTGCTGAAAGCAGAATTTGAAGAAGACGAACATCTTTTTGTGAAATGTCGGATTGCGGGTTAGCTTGAAATCAGCAGTGTAGACTTCACCGTTTTTGAACTTGGTTAGGCGGGGTAAATCGTGTTCGAACATTGGTACAAAAACGCCACCAGCATTTTTAACCATGTCGATTTGCAAATCTCACTCCTCAGGTACCGTTCTAATTTTTGACATCACGCTGCCCTCTTCGACCGGTAGCTTTCCCATGTAAACGCCAGCGTACATCCACCGCCATCGCTCATACGGTCAAGAACACGCTCACCGATAAACGTAACCAGCTCTTCCCGAGTCAGGTTGCTTATCAGGATGGTCGGGCGCATCTTCTCGTATCGGGTGTTGATGATTTCAAACAGGATCATCTTTTCCGAATCAGAGCCGAACTGAACGCCAACTTCATCAATGATTAGCAGGTCTGGTGCGGTGTATGTCGCAATCACTTCTGCTTCCGTCATGGTTGCCGTCTTGCTCCATGTCGATTTGAAGTTTCTGGCCACACGTAACGCAGTCGTAAACAGCGCCGAGTCCTGATGTTCGCGGATCACACGTTTAGCGATAGCCAGTGCCAGGTGATTCTTTCCGGTACCAGGCTTACCGCACATCACCAGCCCGCCACCCTGCCTCAGTCTCTCAGGCCATTTAGCTGCATACGCTTTGCAGACATTCAAGCAACGCTTAGCTTCTGGGTTGACTGGCTCGTAGTTATCCAGTGTGCATGGCACGAAGCGCTCAGGAACCTCTAGCTCTCGCATCAGGTTATCGATTCTGCGCTGTTTGGCGCGTTCGTCTGTGGCCTGTTGCTCCGCCTTCAAGTGAGCCAGCTCTTCAGCCAAGCACTTGGGGCATGGTGACGGGTAAGATGGAACTTTCACGGGCCCGACTGACTGCCGCGTTCTCTGCTCAAACTCACCATGCTTTTCACACACGGCAGTTGAGTAAGCGACAACGGTATGTTCGATTACAATTGGTGGCTTGGATAAGTCATTGAGTCGCTTCTCAACGTTGATGATTTTTTCTATCAGGTTCATGGTTGCTCCGCCCATGCTGGTATGTCTGTTTGCCCATAGTCTTTGCCGGAGAAGTTTTCCGGTGCCGATTTAGTAACATGCTTGGTTGGCGCCTTAGGCTGCTTAGGGACGAATATCCCGACCCAGCCGCTAGCGATGCTCTGATTGATAATCTCTTCAGGCTGGTAGCCAATCTCACGGCTTTTCGTCAGAACGTTGATGGCCTGTGTGATCGTCTGCGCAGATTTAATCGTCTTGCCGATTTCTTTCCTGTAGCTAACCCATGACAGCCATGTCTCCCTGCTAAGCCATTCAGGTATTTCGGCAGCGGCTGCATCAAGCGATGTTTTCGGTTTTGCCTTGGATTTAGGATTTGATTCTTGGGGGACTATAGGGGGTTTATTAATATTGTCTTTCTTGTCTTTTAAAGAATGTCTTTTGTGTGTCTCTAAACTGGAGACATCGACTGTCTCTAACTTGGAGACACATTTTGTCTCTGACTTAGAGACAAAGTTGCTAACTTGGAGACACTTGCCAAATTGCCACGCAGAAACCTCCTTGTTAACGCCGATTTTGTTTCCATCGAGTAACAGGCAATTCATTGAAAGCAGCTCTTTTTTTGCCTTATTTACGTTCTGTCGAGACAGCCCTGTAACCTGAGCAATCTGCTCATCGGCAATGCGATCTGTTTTCTTGTTGAAGCCATACGTTTTTCTTACGTAAGCCAGCATGACCTTCAACTGACGCGCTGTTAAATCTGCGCTTGCGATAGCTTCTAGCAGCTCGTTAGCGACTCTGGTATACCCATCATCGATATCTGCCACACGTTGCTCCACGACCTGCAAATCAGGTCTTATTGGGACTACGATTTGTTGAGCGAGGTTACTCATTAGCAACCTCCATACTGGTTGTTGATCCAGTAGTTGTCATGTATAATTACCTCTCGTGATTGATTTGCAACGTCGATTACAACTAAGCCTCGAAACTGTTCGCGCAGTTCGGGGCTTTTTCATTTGTGAGCATTACCGCGACCTTCTTTGCCAGTCGCGATAACTCTTCGTCTTCTACTCCCCATTCCAGTACAGCTAGTAGCATCGACATGCGTGGAATGAGTGCTTCTTTCCAGCGGCTGATTTGGGATTTATCAACCCCCACCGCTTCAGCGATATTTGCTACACCGCGAACGGCGATCTTGTTTAATAACTTGCTTTCAATTGCACGTGCTTTATTGCGTGTTGTTGCATGTTCCATTTGTGATACTTCCTTTGTTGAATAAATAGTTACACCACCGGTTAGGTGGTTGGGGTTTCCCCACATTGCGGCAGGGAGGCCATGACTGTTAAAGAGCGGTGTTGCTTAAGCTGCTAAGCTTGTTTTATCTGGGTTTGCTGCGTTCAACAGCCACTCAGAAGTGAATTTTCCATTTGAGGCATTAGCTAACAGCTTTGAATAATTGGTTTTACCTGTGTACTCGGTACGGGGAAGCGTCCCCTTTACAGCCCATTTATGAACTGCCACAACTGATAAACCGCATAACTTAGCTGCTGCTGTCTGCCCGCCAACCGCATTTACTGCAATTTGTACAGGGTTCATAAGCATCCTTATTAACTAAATTAACTTCGGGTTAAGAATATATCTTAACTGACAGTTATGTCAATTCTTTGGATAATTAACGCATGGTTAAAAAAGACGATGTGAAAGAGGCGTTCTCTCGGAGACTTGATGCGGCTTGTTTAGATGCAGGCGTGGCAGGGAGGGGATTGCCCGGAAGAATTAAAGCAGCCCTAAAAAAACAGGGTATTGAAATTAGCGAACCCGCTATCTGGAAGTGGAGAAATGGAGCGGCAATTCCAGACTCAACAAACATCCTTGCGCTTAGCCGGTGGCTGAATGTTAGGGCTGAATGGCTTGAGTATGGAGTAGAACCTATGAGCCAAGATGCAGCTATAGCTCAAAAAGAACCAGATATGCCTCCACAGAACCAGTGGAGTGGCGTTGACGTGTGGGATAGCGATACACCTCTCGGTGATGATGAGGTAGATATCCCTTATTTCAAAAGTATTGAGCTAGCAGCAGGACATGGATGCGTGAATAACGAAGACCATAATGGATTTAAGCTTAGATTCTCTAGAGCAACACTTCGTCGCGCTGGCGCAGATCCAGCCTGTACCATCGCTTTTCCAGTGCATGGGCACAGCATGGAACCAGTAATCCCAGAGGGAACTACGGTAACTGTTGATCTAGCCAATAAAAGAATTATAGATGGGGCTATTTACGCAATAGACCATGGTGACCTATTGAGAGTTAAGCAATTATTCAGATTGCCAAACAAGAAGATAAGCATCAGAAGCTATAACAAAATAGACTTCCCAGATGAAGAAGCCGATCAAGATAGCGTTGAAATAATTGGTCGAGTAATTCATTACTCTGTGATGCTAGTCTAGTAACACCCCGCCGCCGAGCGGGGTTTTTATTGCCCTCACTCCTTCATCGCCTCCGCTGCCATTATGTACGTCGCCCTTCTCTTCTCGTCATACTCTATCTGAGCGAAAGATTCCAACATCGAAATGATGTATTCCTTCTTCACCTCTTGCTTGTAAGACACCAAATTCAGCGTTGCCTTTCCTACCGCTTCGCATAGGTCGTTATAGCCGATCGCGTTCTTTTCCATATGCCCTCCTTTTTTTTGCTCACTTTACCACCAAAAACAGCCCAGATATCCAATCATAAAAAATAAAACATCACTAGGTTCATATAGTTAACTTATAAACTTAACTTTATTAACCATTGGTTATTGACTGAAAATAACTACTGGTTAATAATCTACTCCATCAACACGGCAGGACGCACTAACCAACAGGAAGTTGGATGCTCTTTAACAATCAGAAGGTATGCCGAGAGGTGTACACCAAAGCTTAGTTAGTTTTGGGATGAGGCGGCGTGGAAAATCGAAGACACGCAACGTGGCGCACGAACACAGGAAATTAGTGGCTGGGTAGGAAGGTGGCCCAAGGAAATGGTGACGCCCATTCCTGAACACATCGTCGGGGTAGCGTCCGGCCCTCATCACCAAAGCTAACTAACGGAGAAATCCATGAACGCAAAACAACGCTGCAAATTACGCCGTTTAGAGCGCCGTAGTGAAGAGAGAAATTCAGCCAATGCAGAGCGCCGGTTGGCAAAGAAAATCGCTACCACGCTCTCTGGATGCTCAGAGAGAACAGTAAAAGCACTATCGCTACCGACACCAGTTGTTAGAGGTGAAGAAGAGGTAACCAGTTCGTGCTGCCTTCCGCAGGTAGCAATATTCGCAGCAGGTCACCGTAAGAGTGAGAGCGTTACAGCGAGGTAGTTATCTGGCTGGCTTCAATGGGGATGGTGTTTTTCTATCTACCTCGACTTCTTTAGGAAACTTATACTCGGCACCACACTTATGACATCGCATATATTTATAGGCAAGACTTGCCGATTTATATTGAAGCGTAGACTTCATTCCAGATTCATAGCATGTAGTACAAAGGTAATGCGGTTGATACTCAGAATTGTCAGTAGGCTTCAATATATAGACCACTGTATTGGTAATGGGGTGGTAAAGTTCATAATTAAGCTTCTCATCATCCCACTCATGTTTTTGTTTCAAAAGCTTTTCGAGCTCAACGATGCGGTCTTTAGCTTCACACAGCAATTCCGTTAATGCGTACTGCTCGGTTCTAGCGTCAATTATCTTGTCAAGCAGTTCGATAGTTTTGCTTTTTACGTTGTAATCCACTTGAAGGGCGTTAACTTCTTTTGCTAAATCAACGACACCTTTCAGGGCTCCAGTAGCTCCAGAAGCAGCATCAGTAATTCTTCGAATAAGTCCTTTCTCTTCTGACATGATGAAAATCTCAAACTGTAGGGGTGATTTGATTTTATACGACTTTTCGCTGTAGGGGTACAACGAGAACCACTGCCGCCTGAGGTGGTTAAGACAGTACAGGCACTCATTATTGGCGTAGATAAACGGGCGCCAGAAGATTCGCGGGAAGAGCATTCCCTTAATTTAGAGAGGTAGGTATGGAGCCATCAAGAATTGAATCAGGACACTTGAATAGCATCCTGACTGATTTAAACGATAAGTTTTCTAAGATTAATGGCGCAGATCTCCAGAATCTACATCATCAAGAGCATCGTGGGTGCTTTCAATGGTTAAAGCGACTTTTTCAAGCATATCGGAAATAGTCGCTCTAGATATTTCATCATCAATATCAGCGCTATTTATTTCGGCACATTTTCGAAGGTAGCTTACTAGCTCTGATTTATCTATTCCCATCTTCTTGCAGAAGAAACTGGCTATAAAGGCTGTTGCTGTAATGTTGCCCGTGTCCAAGGCAAGCATCATTTTGATGGCATCGTCGTTCATATTAATCACTTACATTGACTGTGGAATAACCAAAATATCAGTTTTCCTTGACTGTGGAAAGTTAGGAACCACCTCGCCTGATGTGGATAAAAGCAGGCAACAAACAATCACAGGTCGCTAAGGCGGCCTTTTTTATTGGGTGAACAAGGGGAATGAGATGGATAAGACAAAAAAGAATTGAAGCAGATGAAAGAAGAGTTGCTTCAGTTGCATCAAAAGACAGTCACTGCGGCTTATGAGTACTTCGCAGCATTGCCGTTAGGCCGTGACCGTGTGATAGCCGGTGAGGTGTATGAAAACCTGCGTAACGCCACCCGCATTTGACTGAATAGTTTTCATTTTTATCTATTTCAAGCAAAAAAAGCGACTTGATACGGATGCTGTGGGATATCAAGTCGCAAAATCCATATTGGCGATATATGGATACTCCCTACACATTTCTGCCAAAAAACTATACACGAATCCAAATACCTCTTTAGTGGTAAAAGCTATTCATTCAGGCAGCGTTGATATATGAAACTTAAACAAAATTCATCAAATAGCATATTACTAGTAATGTAATTTTCAGCTACTGACTGAGTATCTGATGTAAGCAATTCTCTGAGCATCACCTGCCCGCTCAATACGATGATAGGCAGATAGATAACGGGGTGAGATATGTAGCCTGTAACGCTGGCGAGCGAATACGTATCCACACGGAGTTTTGATTTGCCCCTCTCGTTAGGGGCTTTTTTATACCCAAATTTCAGGCAAAAAAAAGACCTGATACGGATGCTGGGTATCAGGTCTAAAAAGGCCATATAGCGATATATGACAAGTCAAAGCCCACTTCTGGGGTGGATGCCAACTATATCAGTTTATGCATAGTGATTTTGTGCTTACGCCTGTTGTTCATAAAGCGTTGATATACCCCATCTAAACAAACTAATTCATCGCAAAGCGTAGGCGTTTTGCAATGAAACCAACAATCAAACAGGAGTAACCCCATGCAAGAACTCAGCTTTGCAGGGTGCCCTCGCATGGGCACTCTTCGCGAATCACAACTAGACCGCATCGTTCGTATCGTCACTCAATTCTTCTCACCACTCTGGAGCAAATAACTATGACTGATTTCATGAGAGAACCACGCCGGATCCAAGCGGTGAGAGCTTGTCGATTTCTGCGCTGGGTTAAACGACTTCCGGTAGTTAAGCACTTATTCATCAAAGGTGATCCGTTATGAACATCACATGCACATCGTTCGCTAGCAAGCATGGAGTACGTCAAGGCGAGTTCGTAATGGAGCTGCAAGGCGTTTCTATAGCTGAGCTACCAAACAGCGAGAAAGAGCTTAGAGAGCTTCTGGCGGGTATGGATATTCAGACTATTTGTGAATACCTGAATGACATGGGCTTCACGGTAACCAATAAACAGGCGGCAGCATGAACCAAACAATAGACCCACTGGAACAGCAGCTAATCCAGTGGATGCGTTCCCCAGAGATGATTCCGGTTATGAACGACCAGATTGCTCAACTAGAAGCGGTGGCAGATCACCGTACAAACATGCAAGAGAAAAGGATGGGAATTAATGAGTGTGCTCAGAGTTATTGATACAGAGACATGCGGGTTGAATGGCGGTGTTGTTGAGGTGGCAAGTGTGGATATTGATTACTCCTTAGCCATCATCAATCCAATGAGTGATTTCGTTAAACCAGACCGCCCTATCGAATTTAGCGCCATGGCCATTCATCACATCACAGAGGATATCGTTGCTGATAAGCCATTGATTGATGATGTGGTTGGTCGCTATCAAGGTGCTGATTTCTACATAGCCCACAACGCAAACTTTGATAAAGGTGTACTTCCAGAAATGGGCGGAGAATGGATATGCACAAGAAAGTTAGCGGCGCGTCTTTATCCAGACCTTGATAGCCACGCCAACCAGTTCCTACGTTACGCGCTTGGGCTTGATGCGTGGGTTCCTGAAAACCTACACGCCCACCGTGCGCTATATGATTGCTATGTAACTGCTGCGCTTTTTATTCGCATCTCACGTGATTCGTCTTGGTCAGTTGACGAAATGCTAGAGATCAGCGCTCAGCCAGTCCTACTAAAAACACTGAGAATTGGGAAGCACAAAGGTAAGACGTTCGCTGAGGTAGCAAAAGAGGATCCTAGCTGGCTCAAGTGGGCTTTAAGCACCATCAGCGACATGTCAGATGACATGCGATTTACGATACAACACTACCTAAGAGACTAATTTAATGAAATTTGAAAAAGCCATGAGAAAGAAAGCCAAGCTACGGCTGGCACTTACTGGGCCAAGCGGGGCTGGGAAAACGTATAGCGCCCTTGTTATCTGTAAAAGTATGGGGGGAAAAACGGCAGTTATAGATACAGAGAAAGGGAGCGCGTCACTTTACTCAAATGAGTTCGATTTCGATGTTCTTGAATTAGACCCGCCATTTAGCCCCGAGAGATTTATTGAGGCTATAGCAGCCGCCGAAGCTGCTGGGTATGACAACCTTGTTATTGATTCTATCTCTCACGAGTGGGGTGGCGTTGGTGGTTGTCTTGATGATCTGGATACGATCGCAAAAACAAAATTCAAAGGAAACACACACGCGGCATGGAGTGCATTAACCCCGCGACATCGCAAGTTCCTTGATTCAATACTACGAGTGAATTGCCATGTCGTAGCGACTATGCGAAGCAAGACTGAAACAGCGCAACAGGAAGGTAGCAAAAAGGTCGTAAAACTTGGAATGAAATCTGAGCAGCGCGATGGTGTTGAATACGAGTTCACAACCGTTCTTGATATTAACCACGAAACTCACACAGCCACAGCATCCAAAGATAGGACAGGTCTTTTTTCCAATGTGGATTACACGGTAATTGACGATTCGGTAGGGAAAAAGCTTGTCGATTGGCTTAACGATGGAAGAACTAAAGCTGAAATAGACTTAGCCCACTTCGTTCTTGTTGCTGAGAAGTCCCAATCATTTGATTCCCTGAAGTCTGCATGGGCTGAGGCTTACCGTTCATTGAGAGATACGCCAGAACAAGCCAAGGCACAAGAAATATACGAAGCAAGAAAATCAGAACTATTACCAACTGAGGAAGCTGAATAAATGGCGAGCAGAGGCGTAAATAAAGTAATCCTTGTCGGGAATTTGGGAAATGACCCAGAAGTTCGTTATTTACCGAATAGGGGCGCAGTGGCAAACATCACGCTGGCTACATCAGAGAGCTGGCGAGACAAGCAGACTGGTGAGCAGAAGGAAAAAACTGAGTGGCATCGCGTAGTGCTATTCGGAAAGCTGGCTGAGGTTGCGGGTGAATATCTGCGTAAAGGCTCTCAGGTCTATATCGAAGGTAAGCTAACAACTCGCAAATGGACTGATCAGGCCGGAGTCGAGAAATACACAACGGAGATTCACGTTAACGTTGGTGGCACCATGCAGATGCTCGGCGGTAAGCAGGATTCATCATCCAAGCCAGCACAGAACAGAGCACCACAGCAAAGCGGGCAACAAGCACCGCAGCGCAACGAAGAACCACCAATGGACTTTGACTCCGACATCCCATTCTAACAGGTAACCACCATGACGCCGCAGAGCATCCTGCGCGTCCTCAGCCAGCACCCCGACAATAACATCACCGAATTCCACAGAGCGCTTAACTCAGTGGGCGGAAAGCTATTGGGCGGCGGTGCTACTGGCGGGGTGACGCTGAACTACAAAGAACTTTATTACACCTGGCGCAACACAAAGAGTTGCGAGTACATCCAAATCAACCACCTCTTCGCAATCAGGGAATACCTAACAGCGGAACCATGGGGAGATATGAGGCTAGGCGGTACGGTTTACCGGCTAAAAGATGATATCGATGTAGATGCTGTTATCGAAAAAATCACACCAAAGCGACCACCACCTAAGCCCATCGTTATTCACAAGCCAAAAGCTGGCCAACGCTACATCGGCAAGCGCGGCATTGAGTACACCATCATTTCAGCCTCCGACCGCAGCATCGTTTATAGCTTCAACGGCAAAACTCATCAGTCACTCGAACCTACCAAATTCATGTACGGCATGGAGCTTATAGCCGATGCCGCATAGGAGATATTCATGAAAAATCGTAAAGCAAAAATTCTTCTACTCTACGTCCATAAGAACTGTTACCCGCGGCAGTGGTTGAACATTAGCAATCGCCGGATGGTTCTCTTTTCGCGTGGCGGAGTAACTAAGGAAGGCCATCAATTCAAAAATAGCGCGGCGCAGAACCGCTGGAAGAATCATGTGAGGTATCTGTGATGAACAACCTACCAATAGAGACATACGAATCAGTAGTTCAGCAGCGTGATGAGTTGGAGAAGAAGCTGGCTGATGTAGTGGCTGAGAATGCTGCGTTAAATAAATTTATAAAAGATGATTGCTGGGTATGGGATGACAAAAACGAGACATATTTTGATGCAATTGACTGCATTCCTGAAACCCCAGCCACCGACGCATTCACCCGTGAGTTGATGGCAAAAGGTGTTGATATGGCAGCATGCGCTATGGATGGGATGAATCAGTTCAATTACGCAAACGCACTTGATGAATTGGCTCAGAAACTTCGCAAGGGGATTAATGATGCACAGTAACAGCAAAGAACCAGTAACTCGCCGCTCATATCCGTGGGTGTGGGGATAAATAATCCCTGAGTTCGTGCGCGACGCAATCGTCAAAAGATCATCTGGCCCAATGATGACCATTGTTTGTGAGATGAGCGAACAAAAGCAATCAGAGGGATGGCCTAAATTCGCAATAGCTTATCTCGACATAGTGCCAGGTGTAATCATCTGCCAGCACACGGCAGAAAACATCTCATCACACGTTGTTCGTTATATGCCTATCGATGCACGGGAGCAGCCTAATGACCTGTAGCAGCAAAGAGCGCGAGTACTTCATTTTGAGCGTTCATCACTGCTCTCGCGATGATGCATTCATTTTGATGTTTAGAAGTAATGACTCTGGATACGCATTCCGACTTCATGCCGCTGGGCGTTATACAGAGAAACAAGTGATGGAGCGTCTTGAGTATTACAACGATGGTGACTGCAATATGGCCGTGCCATGCGATGTGATTGAGTCTTTATCCTCCCCTGCTCCAGATGGTTACTTTGACGATAATGGCGGTGTTGTTGTTCTGAATAATGCAAAGAACTGGCGTAAGGCCATAAAGAACGCCGTTGCCAAACCAAAGTATGAACCAAAGCCAGAATATCCACGTGTACGCAGAAGTAAGGATCAGAGCAATGACTAAGTTAACAACTGAGCGTTTAGAGTATTACGCGGCATTACCAACCAAACCATCCGAAAGAAAGGCAATTTTCATGTATGAGGTTCGCTGCATGGCTCGCCAGATTCTGGCATACGAGCAAGCAGCTAAGAATCCGGTGGCATGGGTGGCAACCGATAGTGAAGACTTTCCAGAATACAACAGTCATAACGAGTTTAGCGCCGATTGTGGTGCGGGAACACCGCTCTACGCAGCCCCGGTATTACCTAAACAGCCTGAACTGGTCGAAAACCTTAAAAAGGTCATGAATAGCTGGCTTGCGATGGAGCCTAAACTCGCTTTTCAGCCTGAATTTACTGATGTGATGATGTTGCTAGATGCAGAGGCGGCACGCGCACAACCTGTAATACCAGAACAGCCAAAGACTGAACTTGTAGATTTGAGTCAGCAGGTGGAAATACTAAACAGAATCTTGAATTGGATATTAAAAGAGCTTCCAGTTCCGACTCAGAAAGCCTCGGCAATGGCTATTCGATTAAGTTCTGTGATTGACGTTATTTCAGACCTTGAGGTTTCAACACAGGAGCAGGAGCAGAAATAGCGCCACCTCAGCGTAGAATGTATAATCCAAGGATGGAGGATTTATGTCTAAAAAACACAGCATAGGCAGAATGATTGCAAGAGCAAAGGCGATCGCTAACAAACCTGATGCAAAATCGGAACTGGAAATACTTAAAACTCCACCCAAAAACCGCACAGAAGCTAAAAAGCAATTAGCACTAAAGCTGAAATTGGTCAGGTCTGGCGCACTGGATAGCAAATCACTTCGAACATTATCGAAACAGTCCGAACAGGCGTTATTAATAGCTAATGCTTTGCGATTTGATGAAGGGTTAGTTGATTCGGTATCTACTGATAAAACATCAGAATCTAACAAACGTTGGCGCGGGCGAACTGCCGACTGAGTTGAGTATCAATTGCTATTTTCGTGTGATAGTGATTCGGCTTATTAGAAGGGAAGAAAAATTGGACTGGAATCATCAGGATTATATAGCTCTTGTATCAGCAGTGGGTACATTTGTCGCGGCGATAGCTGCTTGGCTGAGTTTCAAAAGCGCAAAAGAATCGAAAGAGTTCCAGATTCAAGCTGCACGTATCAGCTTAGAAAAGCAACTCTATGACCTTCTCCAGTCAGACGCTATTAGAGCGAATGACAATGTAAGGGGCATTCAGTCGCATGATTGGACTTTTAACCAAGTAGCTAATATCACATATGCTATAGAGTCAGCCAGAAAGCGAATTTTGGCAATGATGCCACCATTGGATGACGAGCAGATTTTAAGATTCAAATCATTCTTCAATGAACAACTTTCGCATGAAATTAAAACTGAAATGAAAGATATGACGGGTCCCCCCGATGCTTTATATAAATCAGGAGAAAATTGGCGTGATAGTTCTGATTTGGTAAATATTTTCGAAGAAAATAAATATTTCTTTGGGTATGACTATGTAAGAGACTCTGATTTAGAAGACTAATTTAATGACAACTCACCCAACCTCGCTCCGGCGGGGTTTTTTATTGCCTAAATTTGGAGGATTTATGCCAGATGATATCGACAACGCCTCTAACCTTGAGCAGTTAGAGCGCGACATTGCATTGATGAACAGAAAACCAAGCCCGCAATTTATTGGGCGATGCTACAACTGCGATCGCCCTCTTTTGAATGGGTGCTTCTGTGACAGTTATTGCAGAGAGGATTGGGAGAAGGAGCAATGGGCTAAGAGCCAGCGGAGGGTTGCATGAGTGAATTTGCTAGCAATACGCCACTTGAGCACAAGGACCGGTGGCAGACGCCGATCGAAGTATTTGCAGCGCTTGATTCTGAGTTTGGTTTCTATCTCGACGCAGCAGCCGACCACAGAAGCGCCCTATGCGCCAGATATCTGACAGAGCGCGATGATGCATTGAATAGCTTGTGGGTAAGCTACGGCGCTATCTGGTGCAATCCGCCCTACTCCGCAATAACTCCGTGGGTAAAAAAGGCAGCAGAGCAGTGCAAAGCACAAAGCCAGCCGATTGTGATGCTGCTCCCTGCTGATACATCAACTGGTTGGTTTTCTCTGGCGCTCGAGTCTGCCGATGAAGTCCGTCTAATTACCGGTGGCCGGTTGTCATTCATCAATGCTGGCACCGGCAAACCCGGTAAAAACGGAAACAGCAAAGGCAGTCTGCTATTCATCTGGCGGCCATTCATCAAACCACGTTGCCAATTTACGACCGTATCACGCGACGAACTGATCGCAATCGGCAGTAGCATTATGGCTGGAGTGAAAGCGGCATGACATGACAGCAGAACAAGACAACGCGATCCGCAATGTGGCAAGAGCCCTTCTCACCGAACTCCGCAGCAAAAAAAACAATCTCACATACCGCCAGTTACTCGATAAGCATTCAGCAAAGATAGCTCCCCTCTGTGGCAGATTTAAGCCGTGGATGGTGCTGTCTTGCTACTGCATGAAAGTGACGGATAAGGATAAATGATGAACGAGGAAATATTCACGCTCGAGGAGGCCTGCGCATTCCTCAAGATTAGTTTGAACACAGGTTATGCATGGATTAAGTCTGGCAGATTACGCGCAGGACGAACAGGCAGAAATGGAAAGAGTGGCGATTACCGCCTATTGAAATCAGATTGTATTGAATCAGTTCGCCCACGGATCAACAATCAAGCCGTGAATGCGGTTGGCGAACAGGATGAGGGTCTTGTATGTCAATCAAACAAAGAAACGGTATCTACCACTGTGACTTCTTTACGCCTAGTGGGAAGAGAATTAGACAATCTCTTGGGACAACGGAAAAGCGGCAAGCAAAGGAGTTGCACGACAAACTAAAGGCAGAGATGTGGCGAACTGAGAAGCTGGGAGAAGCGCCAGTTAAGCTATTCGAAGAAGCCTGTTTACGTTGGCTGAATGAAAAGTCACATAAGCGATCGCTAGATGCCGATAAATCAAAAATCGGCTTCTTTCTTCTTCATTTTCGCGGCGTTCCGATCGGAGAAATAACTAACGACCGGATACAGGCCACCTTATCAAAAATGGAGAACCGGTCTCACCGTGCTAGATGGGAGAAACTACGTGACCGCCTGATGAGAGAGGGAAAGCCGGTTCCTGAATACAAATCAAAACCGGTAACGCAATCTACCATCTATTCTCATCAGGCATTCATGCGCTCTCTACTTCGTATAGCAGCTAATGAATGGGGATGGCTCAATTCGGTTCCGGTAGTAAAGGCCAAGTCACCGCGCGGCCGTCGAATTCGTTGGCTGACTAAAGATGAAGCTCGTCGTCTTCTCGATGAATTGCCAGAGCATTTCCGCAGTGTGGTCATGTTCGCTTTGGCTACTGGTTTACGCCGCTCCAATATCATCAATATGGAATGGTCGCAGATAGATATGCAGAGAAAAATGGCGTGGATACATCCAGAAGACGCAAAAGCAGGCCGAGCAATTGGGGTGGCACTCAACGACACAGCCTGCTCTGTTCTTCGCGGTCAGATTGGTAAGCATCACAGGTGGGTATTCGTACATGAGGACTCATGCATTCGACCTAACGGTGAAGTTGCTCCGAAGTTACGCAAAATGCGAGTCGATAGCAATAAGGCATGGCGATCGGCACTCAAGCGAGCTGGAATAGAAGACTTTCGTTTTCACGACCTCCGGCACACATGGGCAAGTTGGTTAGTTCAGTCTGGCGTTCCTATCTCTGCACTACAAGAAATGGGTGGGTGGGAGTCAGTTGAAATGGTTCGCAGATATGCACACCTGTCACCGAATCATCTAACGGAACACGCTAAGCAGATCGACGTTGTTTTTGGAGTTTACGGCACAAATACGACACAAGGGGAGATGGCGGAACTAAAAGAAGTGATGTAA